CTTCTTCTCCACCATCACCGCACCTCGTAGTCGGCGATGCGGATAGTGAACTCAACATCCGGCACGTTGTCCCCCGCAGCAGCCGTGAGGTCCGGGAGTTTCTCTACCCAGGCTTCGGATCCGCCGGCGGTGAACTCACCGGTGTTCCGGTCCACGAGGTGCACCGAGTCAACGTCGTCGCTGTTCGCCTTCTGGATCAGGTATGCGATGTCCGGGCTGGTCCGTTTGAGGGTCACCGTGATGTGACCGAGCGGGTTCCGGTTCCGGCTCCGCGACACCTCTCCCTGGGCGCCGACATGCGTCTCCCACCGGTTCGCGTCCTTCCCGGCGGTGATCGGGGTTCCGTCGGCGAGACCGGTGATGGTCCGGCCGGCGAACACGAGCATATAGTCTTCAGGGTCGTAGTTTCTGACAGTCATTTCTTCTCACCTCACACACTGATCACGCCACGCACGGTCACACTGTGAATCGCGCCGGCGAGGGTGAACTCGAACTTGACGTCCGGCAGGACGCGGTTGGCGATGGCGTTCGCGGCGATCTCGCTCCGCTTCGGTGCTGTCACGGACCACATGCCGTTCCCGTCCGCGTCACGGGCGATGATGCCCTGCGCCGTCGCCTGTTGCATGACGCCCTGCACCTCCGCGAGGACCATCGCGATCCCCCGATCATCGTACGGGACCTTCGGCGACGTTGCGAGCAGCCGGAACACCCCTTCGGCAATCCGGGCCTTGACCCAGTCCTGGGACCGGATCACGTCGATGAACTCGCCCGAGAGAACGGTTCCTTCGGTCGTGTGGAGGATGCCGCCCTGGGAGACGACCACGTTGCCGTGCATCTCCTTGATTGCATCAATCTCCGTCGGGGTGTAGCCGGAGACCGAGATCCCGGACAGCGTCTTGAACTTCCAGGTGATCGAGCCGGGGAGCTCCGGAGCGCACCGGCCGACCCACGCTTCTGCGGGGTACTGTGTCGCTGCATTCTTGTGGCATAGGATGACTGCCCGGTCGAGGGCGAGCGTCGTGTCGTCGAGCGTCTCGAACGCCGTGTCCGTCATACTGCCGAAGTAGAGTTTGCCGTTCGCAGCCGCAAAGGCCGCGAGCGCGTCGACGTCCGCCGGCGTCTGGCTCTCCGAGAGGAGGAAGTACCAGTCGTTGTGCCCGGCCGCCATGAGCGCCGTCAGCCCCGCAACGAGCGTCTCCGGCGAGGTCATGTCGAGCCAGACGACCGCGATCTTCTCCGGGGCAGGGGTCTGCGCGAAGATCTTCTGCGCGATCTTGTAGACTTCGGTCCCTGCCGTGCCCGGGTCATCCCCATCCGCCGGCACCAGGGCCGCAACGTCTGCAAGGGTGTTGCAGATACAGTACCCGAGGGTGTCGTAGGTCGTCGTACCTTTCGCCCCCACGATGAGCGGGAGCCCGAACCCAGCCTGCGTGACCGGGGTCGTTTCGCGGGTGATTACCACCTGCACGTCTTCGATTGTCATGACTCACTCCTGGTGGAGTCGTACTCCACCGTTTCGATGGTCTCAATGTCGATGCTGATCTCGCTCTGCACCCGGAGCGCCACGTCGAACCCGGCCCGATACTCGGCCTGCGTCTCGTCAAGGATCAGAGACCGGTCCTGCACCGGCTCCAGCCGGGCGACGACTACCCCCTGACCCTTGAGCACGTCACGGCCATCGAGAGCAAACCATCGCCGCGCCTGCAGGACCGCTTCATAGCACCCCTGCTGGGTGTCGGCGACGGCCGTGATGCTCCAGACGATCGTCGGGTACTCGGTGCGCTGTTTCCGGCTCCAGTTCTCTGGGGCGCCGGGCTCTTCCCCCTCCTCCGTCGGCGGGACCTTCACGACATCTGAATACTCGATGACGGGGGGGGCCGCCTGCGGGATGTAAGGCGAGGTGATAGTGTAGGCGAGGAAGGGTTTCGCCGGTCGGGGGCTGTCGTCGTTCGGGACGACCGGCATCGTCAGGTACTGGTAGAGCCGCCCGACCAGCCAGTTGCGGAGCCCGATCACGTCGTACATCAGGACCCCCCCTCCCCGATACGCCGGGCAAAGTAGATCCGGAACCCGCCACCCGGGCACTGGACGTAGACCTTGACGTCCTGGCGGGTGTAGGTCCCACCGACGTCGTACTTGAGGTCGCTCTTGGAGAGCGGGAGGATGATTGCCTCGATCTCCGTCTCCGTCGGCTCACCGGGAACCCAGATGCCGCCCTGCTCCCAGTCGCGATATCCTTCGCCCGGGAGATGGAACGTGTAGGTATCGCCCCACATCGCGAAGACGGGATCCCAGACGAAGTGGCCGTCGTGCGGGAGGACCTCTTTGAGTTCGTAGTCCTGCTCGTGCCAGGTCACCGTTGCGCCGATCATTTCGCCCCCACGACCCGCCAGGTTATCGCGTCTTTTAACTGGCCGGTATGGATCAGCGGGTTGCTGCTGCCCTTGCGAGCAATGGTGCTCGGAGCGTTCGGCGGGGTTTTCAGGTCAACCATGTACGCCTGAACATGCGTCACGACGTAGCCGCCGATCGTCTCCAGAGCCGCACGGCCACTGATCTTGCCCTCGACTACCTGGCCGATCAGGCGTTCCATCGTGGCCTGGAGCACGTCGACGTTCTCGTCGAACCATGCTCGGAGGTACGATCGCTCGGGGATGATGATCCACTTCTCCGGGTTCCCGTCATCGAGGTCTTCGAACCGCGCCTGGCGTTTCGGGATCTTGGCCCCGAACTCGTTCGCAGCAGCGATCACGAGCATCGGGACGGCTCCATCCCGGGAGGCATCGGCAAAGATCCCGATCTCGACCTGGTGCGATGCCAGATACTGGAGTTCGCGCACCAGGTCCGGAATCCGGTTGAACTTGTCTCCCGTAGTCATCGGAAGACTCTCCGGTGCTTCTGGATGATCCGCCGCATCATGGCCGGCATCCCGTCGGTCTTGAACGAGACCGACATATCCGAGACAGACTGGCTCGCGATGTTCGGGTCGCGCCCGTGGTGCTGCACCAGGTACGGGAGGAGGATGTGCTCGATGTCCGGCGGGAGGCCGTCGGCGAACGAGCGGTTACACTCGTTCTCAATCAGCGCGATGTACGCCAGCCGCACCGGGTCCTCGTCGGTCATCCTCTATCCTCGCTTCTTCCGCCTGTTCTTCTTGAGCCGCCTATCCCTGGGTGGTCCGGGCTTCACTCGCCCCTTGGTCATCCGATCATGCCTCCGGGATCGCGATGACGAACACGGTGACTTCTCCGGCCGCTGAGGTACCCCCGGCGGTTATTGCGATCTGGAGCGCCTTGTTCGCTGCCAGGGTGCCGGCACCGACCAGGACGTCTCCCGCCGTGCCGGTAGTGACGTCGAGGAGTGCCGTTGCATCTTCGTCCTCGATCGAGAACTCCGCGCCGTCGGCGATCGTCTCGCCGACCAGGGCGACGACCAGGCAGGCCCGGGCAGCGTCGTCGGCAGTGAGCAGGGCGATCGGGGACCCTTCGGTGTCATGGGCGACGGTCTTCACGACCCCGAGTCCGGCGCCGATGACCGACGCGAGCGACGCGGTATCCGCGAGTTTATCGGCGGTTACGGCACTGGACGCCAGTTTTTCTGTAGTCACGGCGCCATCGGCAATCTTGCTGGCCGTCACCGCGCCTGCAGCGATCTTGCCGGCCGTCACGGTGCCATCGGCGATCGCGGCTGCCGGCTTCGAGTTTGCGCCGTCGTGGTCATGACCGGCGGTCGGCGAGAACAGCCGCTCAAAAAACACCCGCTGTGATCGCGGGAAAGGAACTTTGTCTAACAGGCCCATACGGGTTTACCTCCTGAATGTATGGGCGGGGTTACCCCCGCCTGTAGTGGTCGTCTATCTATGCTACGAGCGTGTCGGTGATGGTGTCCTCATCGACGGCCGCGCCGAGGATGACGTCCTGGTCGGTGCCGGCGAGCACGTCCCCGACAATGAACACGACCGTATCCGCAGCGGCCCACTGGTCGCCTGCGGTCCCGTCGGTACCGTAGATGACTTCGATGGACCCCCGGCCGTTAATGAGCGTGATCTCGGTGTCGGCGCTCGGTGCGGTAAGAGATCCATCCTCAAACGTCGCGACGCCGTGCCCTGAATTCACCGTGGCGACGAGGTTGATGGCGAGGTCGCCGTCGAACCCGTCGAGGACGTGGCCGGCCCCGTCCACCAGGGCCACTTCCAGCGTCCACCGGAACTCTCCGGCAGTCTCGATGGCCTCGTTGATGGCCGCTGCGCTGTGCGCCGGGGCCGCAGTCTGGATCTCAGCGGCGAGGTCGTCCAGGATTGCTGCCCGTGCCAGGTTCAGCACGGAATACAGCTTGTTCGGGACGTAGGTGTGCTGCTTGAAGGTGTCGAAGGTTGCGCTACGTTCTGCCATGCTTCGTCACCTCAGGCGATCCTGTGCGTGTACTTGACGATCCGCACGTTCTTCGGCTCGTAGACCCGCAGCCAGTTGGCCGGGTCAGCGAGTTCGGCGTTGGTCGGGCTGGACCCGGCGACCGCTGCATCGGTCCACCGGACCCCCCGCGGGTGCAGGAGGAAGTGGCGGCGGTTGATGAGGATGTCGTCGCCGGAGAGGGCGTCCCGGGTCGTCTCGGTCGGGACCGGGGCTCCGCCTTCACCGTAGCCGATCGCACCCTGCCCGAAGATGTACGTCGTATATACCCCATTCGCGACCGGGCACCCGTCATCGACGATGACACGCTTCCCCAGGTAGGTCGGGACCTCGGCGCTCACGGAACTGTCCTTGACGAAGTCGATCAGGTCCTGCCGTGCGAGGTCGGCCTCCACGGCCGAGTGCATCATGAACCCGGTCAGCTTGCTCTTCGCGTCGCCGAGGCACTGGATCGCGAGGATCGTGTTGTCGGCACTGATCCGGACGTCCGTGTCGTAGACGTTCGCCGCCATGCTCGGGGCTGCGAACACGCCCGTGAGGGTTGAGAGGAGCGTCGCCTGCATACGGCGAGCCCAGTAACCGGCGACCATCTGGCCGATCGTGGCCATCGGGTCGTCGCCACTGAGGGCCTTGGCGAGATCGTTCACGGACCAGGCTTTCCCACGCATGAGGAGCGCGGCGATGTCCTGGCCGGAGGTGATCCGCTCGACGTCGAGCGCGGCAATGTCCGAGAGGACCTCGTCGTCGCCGTCCAGGTCGTTCCAGAACGGCATGTTGATGAGCCGCCCCCCTGATGCTGCGAGGCTGTTCAGTTCATCACTGGTCGCTACGATCCCGCTCTGGTAGAGCGCAGAGAGTTCTGCGGTCTGCTGGACCACATACGGGTTGAATACTTCCGGGACAATGACGTCCGCAATTCTCGTCTTCGGCATAGTTTCCTCACTTCACCCCTGCCTCGGCCATGAATCTGGCAGCGGAGTCAGGGTCCTTGCGAAGGAGTTCTCCCTGTTTTGTCAGGTTGAAGGTCTCCTTCTTCCATGGGTTCTCCTGCGCCTGCGGGGGCTTCCCGGTACCTTCCGGCATCCTTCCCTTCAGATCGACCCCGAACAGGTAGGGGTCGCTCTTCTTGAGCGCCGCGATCTGCTCGTCGAACCCGAGCAGATTCTCCCCGTCGAGTGAGATCTTCGACGCATCCAGCAGCGCCACCACCGCCTTGACATTCCGGGCGTCGGCTTTAGCAACCGCACGCTCGATCGCGAAGGCGAACCGCTGATCCTTGAGCTGCTTCTCGTAGTCCTCCGTGGCCTGCTTGTTCTTGGCCTGGAGATCGGCGATCTGCGCTTTCAGGACCTCGTTGTCCTTTGCCCAGGTTTTCAGGTCCGCGAGCTGGGAGTCCCGCTCTTCGACCTGCTCTTTGTAGCGATTCCGCTCGGCAATCACTTCGTCGAGGCGGCGTTTCGGGACCATCGGATCGTTGGAGTCCACGACAGTGACCTCCGTGTCTCCGAGCTTTTCCTTGACCTGCTTGTAGAGGTCGTCTCCCAGAATGTCTTTCAGAGTTTTAGGCATCTGCTGGCTCCTTTCCGCTGTTTCGCTTTTTTACGTGGTCGCGCCCACGAAAACAGGCCCGATCGCGCCCCGGGCGTGGCGATACAGTAATATAGGACCCAGAATTTAAAAATAGAGGTGAAATTGACGGTTTTGACGGTTTTGACAGTATTGACAATCCAATGACTGCGCAGATACGCCTAAAAAATTGAAGTGACTTTGTTCAAAACTGAGCCATCATTTCAGGGATCTTAACCGATCTCCCGTCAACGGACATGAGCCGCATCTCAACATCAAGATCCTGATCGGACTCCTGCACCCTAAACGTCGCGCTGACATCATATCCACGACCATCATACGCCCGGTACACTACCCCCTTCACCCGAAAGTCGCGGATGTCCTTTCCTATTGTCCCAGCGGGCTCAGTCGTTAGGAGATGATCGTCCATGTTGGGTAAGACCTTATACCCTATCGCCTGTTCGGCGCATTTGATGGTAATCTCCTTCGCCCACTGCACCTCGGGGGGGTCCACACTTGCCTGTGCCTCTGATGCGCATCCTGCGACCATCACAACGCCTAGAATAACCAGGACGATAATACTCCGGATCATGAGCCTACCTCAATGACCATTACGCACCGGCAGTTTATATCGTCTTCGGCTGTTCCTAGAGCCCCGGGGTGCGGGCCGACCCCTCCGGTGAGGTCGTTCACGAAATCCTCATCGTAGGGGATAGCGTTCTCCTTGCCGTACTTCCGGCCCATATGGCGATGCCCGGAGCGCACCTTCTCGTCGTCGCTGTCCTTCCACCATTTCAGGAGAGACACGCCCCCTTTTGCGGCGACGTCGAGCGAGGCTTTCTTCCCGGCCTCCATGCACCGGTGCCCCTCCGTTCGGACGATCCGATTGGCCTTGCCTGCATCGATCTCCAGGGCTGTCTGGAGTCGGCCGGCGATGTCCCGATATCGGTCACCTCTGACCAGCCCCCGGGTCATCTCCTGCCGGATTGTGGTGATCGTCTCGTAGCGCCGGACCGCCAGCCGCTCGTTCAGACTGAGGCCGCTGATGGGGTTCTGCAGGATTGCCGTGATGATCTCCGGTTTGAGGATCCCCCGGATCTTGCGACCGGCCGCCGTCTCCAGCGCCGCCCGGGTGCCCTCGAATGAGGTAGTGACGGTCTTCCGGAGCCCGGTCCTGATCTCGCCCGCGACGAGCCCGGAGTACTTCCGGGTGATCTCCTCGATATCTGCGTTCAGGATGTCGATACGCCCATACCGCACCATCTGCGAGTATGTCAGGGTCCCGTCGGCGAGCGAGTAGCGATCGTATGTCCGCTGGAGGACCGCCCGGATCTCTCGGAGCATCTGCCCGTACTGCCGGCCGACATCCTGCTCGGCAACCCGGGTTAGTCTGACTATCTGCTTGTCGAGCCTAAGAAACGCCTTTTCCATGGTCCTCCGCCTCCATCGCCCGCCGGGTCAGCCAGGCATAATACCGCTCGTGCCAGAAGGGGACGTCAACCGGGTCGCCGAACCAGCGCCACACTATCCATAGTAGCCGCTCCCACGACGTCTGCCACTCTGGCGCGAGGGGGATCATGTCGTCGGCTGGCTGCCCGACCGCGTGCAGGACCTCATGCCAGATGCGCAGCACCAGGACGTTGTCGGAGTCGATCGGTCTGACCCGGACACTTGCCCGCATCGGGGCCGCGAGGCCCACCGCCCGTGCAGGGATCTCGTCGTCGAAGATGTAGACGGTGCCCGGACGGACCGGGAACGGGAACCCCCGGTCGTCCACCCCAGTGCCGATAGTGACGTCCGGCGTCCCGGTGCAGGCTGAGAACGCGAACCAGGGAGGGATCCGGAGCAGGATGACCGGCAGGAGCCGGTCACGGAGTGCCGCGGTCTCAAACCAGAGGGTGAAGTGGGGCATGATTACTCTCCCGCTCCGGGCTGCTCGCCCTCACTCTCCTGCTCATCGCCCTCCTGCAGGTACCTGGAGAGATCTACCTTGCTCTCCTGCTCGGACTGCAGCCGCGTCAGCTCGGCCTGCGCGTCCTCAACCCAGGGGTGGTGGGCGACGATAGTCTCCTGCGAGATTATCCCCATGCTCGACTCTGCAATCTGCGAGAGTTCGAGGTCGTTGATGAGCAGGGACTTGTTGTACGTGATCTTCACACTGCGAGAGTTAAAGGTGCCGACGCCCTTGAGGTCCAGGTACTTGGCAGCGAACCAGCAGAACTTCTTGATGGCGACTGAGAACCGGCGCGCCATAATGTTGCTCTTCAGGTCTAGGAGGGAGTAGAGGAACTTGAGCGCGATCCCGCTCGGCGCCGAGCCGAACGTGTCGGTCTTGACATTGACCCCCTGCCCGTGGATGAAGATGTTCTCCTCCACCCGGTTCAGGAACGAGTCGATCGCCGTGATCGCCGGATCCACGCTGAGGGTCTCGACGCCGGCGCCGGCTTCCGGGTCCACCTGGATCGCCCGATAATACCGGAGGTTCTGGACGAACTCCGTTAGGCTTTGCCCCCCATACCCCTTCAGGACAAAGATGAGTTTCTGGATGTCTGTGAGGTCGTTGGCAAGGTCGCTGATCACGAGGTCGTAGACATCGATCAGCTCCTTGTAATACTTGAGGTCGGCGAACCGCTCTTCGTTGTTCGCGAACTCGACGAACGGGACCCGACCCCATCCCATCGGGGTCCCGTTCAGGAAGAAATGGCCGTCCTCTGACTCGAGAGCATAGACCCCGGCCTCCGTCTCGATGTAGGTCGAGACGCCCTCGGCGGTCCACCACTCCGCCCGGGTCTTCGTCTCCCCGGCGACCACGGCCGGGTAGTACCGGAGCATGGCGACGAGTTCTTCCTCGTAGTCCGTCTCGTAGACAGGGATGCACTGTTCCGCCGGGATGATGATGTACCGGAAATTGCCCGCCGCGTCGATGAACGGCATGAGCCATTCGACACCCTTGTTGCTGGCGTTCTTCGCGAGTTCCTGCAGCCGGTCGTCCCAGGTCTCGTCCAGGAGGACGTTGAGCTGTTCGGCGAACTGCTCATCTTCGGCGGTGACCACCGGGGGGCGGCCGAGGAGGTAGGCGACCTTCTGATCGACCAGGAGTTTGTGCCAGTCGTGCGAGACCCGGTGGTTCGTGGCCTCGGTATCGACCTTCTTCTGCCCGTCCTCGTAGTACCAGATCTGCCGGCCCTTGATGTGAGTGTCGTTGTTGTAGTAGTCCACCCCAACGAGCATGAGAGAGGGGTCATGCTTCGCGATCAGATCGGCGATCGTCTGATTGATATTCGTCTCGTCAATGTTCTCTGCGAGTAGTTTCATTCCGCATCGCGCTCCATCCGCTCGACGGCCTCTTCGACTGAACTGGTCGCGTAGACCTTGATCTTCTCGTGGCACTCGGCACAGAGGATGAGTCTGAGGTCGATGAGCGCACGCTCGTCGTAGTCGATCAGTGTCGTGTCGAGTGTCTCCCCTGCGATCTGCCATCTCTCCAGCGGATGGCCGCAGATTGAGCAGACCGAGATATACTGTGAGTCGTTTGTCATGTGTCACCTCAGGAACGAGATCCCCGGCCCCTTGCCGAAGACCGTGTGCAGGAAATAGCGTTCCGCGTCTTTGCTGTGGTCGTTCTCTTTCACGGGCTTGTCTTCGCCCCGCTGCTGCGCTTTCGCGTCCCAGACATACGCCCCATACTCCTCGATCGTGCGGGTGCAGCAGCGGAGGACGAAGTACCGCCCCTGGTGCAGCATGCTGCTCTGGGTGCGGATCCCGTCGATGACGGCGTTGTCGGCGTTCCGGACGTTCTCGAACCCGTCCCGGCGGAGCTGGACCTTGAAGGAGAGGGCGGAGGGGTCGACGATGATCGCCCGGGGGACGATGCCGGCGAGGAACCGGACGAGGTCCTGCGAGTACTCCGCGTCGGTCTTCTGCCGGCCGGTCTTGCCCGGGTCGTAGTAGTACTCCCGTTCCATCCAGGCGACTTTCCCCCGGACCCCAAAGAGCCCGAAGACCGTCGGGTTGTTGGTCCCGTAGTCGACCGCGACATAGTAGGCCTCTGCCCGTCCCGGCGGCTCGTCGAGGATGTGCCTGCTCTCGTCCCACAGGTCGTAGACTGCGCCCTCTGCCTGGACCCAGAGCCCCAGGATGAACCGCTGGTACCAGAGGCCCGAGTACTCCGCTTTTAACGCCGCCTTGTACTCCTCCGAGAGCGCCGGGTTGTCATCCAGCTCAAAGTGGAAGACCGCAGCGTCGATATCGGGGTTCTGGATGTAGTCGGTGTACAGCCAGTGGAACGGGTTGTCAGGGTTCGTGGTGACGAACATCTTTGCGCCGGCGAGGGAGAGCCGGGTGCCGAGCATGCGGAAGTAAGACTCGGGCAGGACCGTGGCCTCGTCGACGTAGGCGCCGATCAGGGTCATGCCCCGGATCTTCTCTTCGGCCCGCTCATCGTTGGCGCCGGCAACGTAGCAGAGCCGGCCGGCGATCGTGCACTCCCCGGTGTTCCGGGCATAGTGGAAGTTGCCCCGGCCGACGATATCCTGGATCGGCCGGAGGATGTTACGGTAGACGGTCCGCTCGGTCTTGCCGCTGATCAGGATGTCGCCCGGGGGAGCGGTGGCGATGAACTCCAGGAACCGGACGATGGAGGAGACGGTCTTGGAAGACCGGACCGCTCCATGCCAGATATTGAGCCGCCGGGTGCTCTCGCAGATGGACCGGAGCGCTTTGGGAGAGAACCGGTCCCACTTAATCGCCACGCCGGGCCTCCCGCATCCGCTCGATGGTTGCGACCAGGTCGTCGAGGGATCCGGTGTCGCCGCCTTCGCCAGTCTTGTCGAGCCCGAGGAGTTTCGCCCGGCGCTCCATGGACCGGAGCACGCGATCGATCGCGGGGAGTTCGCCGTCGCGGATGTGTTTCCACGCCTCCTGCTCCAGTTCGTCCAGTTTCGTGAGCTCGAGGTCGATGAGGAGTTCTGCGATCTTACGGCGGTCCTCGGCGGCTGCCTTCAGCTCGGCCTCCAGGTCCCGCTGAACCTGAGACTTCGAGACCTTCAGCTCCTTGGCGATCGAGCGGATGGACCTCCCCTTCGCCCGGAGTTCCAGGGCCTTCTCTCGCCGGGCGGCTGCCGGGACCTTCGCTGGTGCAGTTTTTGCCCCATCGTTCCGGGAGCCGATCCTTACCACCCCATGAGGTGCGCTGCGGTCTCCAGGCTGCCCGTGAGGAGGAGGAGCGCCAGGACAATCGCGATCCGTAGCGCCCAGAATGCGCCCCGGTAATAGTGGTATTCGTGCTGCAGGTCCGCGATCAGCTCGGGACTGAAGTCCTCCTTTGCGATCTCACTGTACCCGAGCGGTCGGAGCCGGGTGCAGGAGTGGATGAGGCCGAACGCGAGCGCGTGAATCTCCTCGTACACGTTGCAGAACTCGGCGAGGACCGACGGCGGTTGGTCACGGAGGTTGATCCAGAGCGAGCCGCCGTCGACGCGGATCATGGAGATCCGGCACTCCCCGGTCCGACTGTCGATCTCAGCCCGGGTCTTGATGTATCCCTTGCCCCGGAGATATGCGATGATCTCCTCGGCGGTTCGGCGGCGATCTTCGATCGGCATTGTAATCAAGAGACATATGGCTACTAAACTTAAAAAAGGGGGCTAAACTGTCTGTTTTGACTATTTTGACAGTTTTGACAGTGATTCTTTGTAATGATCGATCAGGTCGCGGATCACGTCCGATACAGATCGCTTTCCCCAGGCGATCTTGAGATAGGCCAGGTCGGCAGCGACGTCCCGGTCTACGTAGGGGGCCCGGACCTGTGAATTTCCGTCTTGTCCCCCGTGCATTGTCCCGTCGTCGCTCATGCGCTCACCACCTTGCAGATATCCAGCCTGCCTGCCCAGACCTCGCGGACCTCTT